TTTAAAACGGAGATGGATGTATGCCAGCAGCCGAGCGCGTAGTAATTGATATTGAAGTTAATTCTGATATTGCCACAATTGAGGCTACTCGTCGCGCGCTTGAAGATTTAACTGACGCTCAGAGGAAGTATAACCGTGAGCGAGACCGCGAACCCAGCGGCGGAGGCGGTGGCGGTGGTGGCGGAGGGGACGACGACGACGGTAAGCGCCGTGGCAAACGAGGTGGAGGCGGAGGCGGTCGCAAAAAAGGTCGTTACGACGGTTTTGCTGGTCAAGTTTTTGATTTCCGTGGCGATATGGGCAAAGGCATCGCAATGTACGGGAAACTCCTTGGATTAGTTAACAAACTTTCCATGATTTCTTTACCAATAATGTTAGGTGCTTTAAGTGCAATAAGTCTCGCTTTTAAAGCAGGAACTTATTTTCAGAAAATGTACGCATCAGCAATGTCTACTTTGGCTACTGCTGTTGGTGTTGCGTTCGTTGCTATAACAACTCTGTTGGCTGCTCAAAGGGAGTTTGCTGCTGTACAAAGTTCTCCTGCCTACTTTGAAGGAACAGTAAATACCACCGATAGATTCGTTGCCGCTAGTCAAGCGATGTCAATGTTTACTGATAACTCACAACTTGCTGTTGTTGGTGCCAAGGGTTTACAGTCTGCCTTTACCACCTTGAGCAAAGTTAAGCCGATCACTGGTCAAACAACTGCGGCTTTCACTAGTTTGATGGATGTTGTTGCTGGTAGTGGTGGAGATCTAGAAGGTGGTTCCAAAAAACTTGCCGAGTTTTTAGCGGCTGTACAGAAAAAGGGAAGCCTTGCTGGTGGCGCTGAAGCCGCTAAAGATTTAGGTCCTGATTTTGAAAAGATAGTTAAAGAAGCGGGCGCTCTCGGTATTAAGACCAGCGACGAGTTTTTGAAAGCCGCCGCTGAAGGAAAACTTGGTGAAACTTTTGCAACAAAATATGCTGGAACTTTAGACGCGTTAAATAATACGGTTATGGGTCGTTTTAAATCGGCTATTTCAAATATTAAAAGTCAATTGACCGAAATCGGTGGTCAATACCTTGGAGATGCTGGAAACGCAATTGGGCGTCTTGAGGGAATAGTTAGCAAAGTCATCACACGTTTGTCTTATGTATTACAAAGTTTTGATGTCAGCGGAAAAATGGGCGGTTTTCTTGATGCCGTAGATAAGGGTGCAGACAAATTCATTGTTTTGATGACTAAATATCTCAATACGACACCAACCCTTTTTCAGTTTTTGGGAGATAGTTTCAACACAATTGGTAATGCGTTTGACGCTATGCAGGATTGGATGCGACAGTTCCAAGCCGCTGGCGAACTGATCAACGAATATTTCTTTAAACCTCTTTTCTCTGCTATTGGTTCAAGTTTTACGCTGAGTATGACAAGTCTTGCGCAGACTCTTGAGAGTAACAAAGGAGCCATTCAATCCTTTGCCATGCAGATTGCTAGCACGCTTTCCGCTATTGGCAAATATGGTGATGTGGTTCGTCAACTATTTATCGGTGCGATGCCTGCTCTTCAACTTTTGTTGAAAGTTGTTGAATTGTTTTTCAAAGGTTTGGCGGCTTTTGGTAAAACCGCAATGGCTATAGCGAATGCATTTGAAAGTGTTTTTGGAAAACAAGTTGGCGGAGTTATCAAACTTGCCGCCCTGTATTCATTGTTCACTATTGCTAAAAGATTTTTTACTGTTCTTGGAACTATGTTCGGAAAAAAGATGACAGGCGCAATGAATGTTCAGGCTGGTGTCGTGAATGTTAACGGTTCTCCAGTTAGTAGCGCCGGGGATCTGGTAGACGGTAAAAGTGGAAGAATTGCAAAACATTTTAAAGAGGGAGGAAAATTTGCAAAAATCGGCGGAAAACTAAAGAACGCCAAGACATTTTTAAAGACGGGAGCGAAGCAGGCAGCAACAAAATTGGCTATACCGCTCGCAATCGCGACGGGTGCTTATATGGCGGGAAGTAAAATCGCCAGCAAGTTTAATGATGACTCTGTTAAATCTAGAGGGACATCCGCTGCTGCGAGTGCGACTGCTGGTGCGGCACTTGGTGCGACCATCGGCTCTGTGTTCCCGGGTGTCGGAACGGCGGCAGGGGCAATTATTGGTGGCATTGTTGGAGGTATTACTGGTTATGTGAAAGCAGGTAAACAGCGAAAAGAAACTCGCAAAGCCGCAAAAACAATGGTGGAAGACTACGGCAAAAGCATTGATGAGGCTGTCGCTGGCGGAAACGTTGAAGACCTTATAGCGATGAAAGAGCAGTTAAAGTCTGATCGCGCAAAATTTGTTAACACAAACGCTGACCCTGCGTATGCTGCTCAGGCTTTAAAAAAATATAATGAGGAATTTGACAAACTTAATACCAAAATATTGAATTACACAACTGCTGTTGGTATTTCTGATAAATATTTTGGTGTTGGTGCGGAGTCTTTGAATAAAATGGCTGAGGCTGCTGGAATAGATCTCACAGCACAAATGTTGACTTTCCGTGATGTTCTTGATCTTGTCGGTAAAACTGCTGAGGAAAAAGCAAGACTTATCAAGGTTGCTTGGGCGAATATTGGTGCTTTTGCGGTATCTGAATCAATGAGTTATTTTGACAAAAAAAAGCAAGCAGCAGAAGCCGGGAAAGCGGTTGATGCTACTCAGCAATCAATTTTAACAGGTGGCTATACCGAGGCAACAGCAGATAAATTTCTTGAACAATTGTTGCAATTCAATGTTGCTACTTTTGGTGATGTTGGTGGTATAAGTACTACCTTCGCCACTTTGGAGAAAGAGTTGACAACTGGATCTTTTAAAGATTTAACTGATGTCCAAAAAGAATATTTGCGCTCTGAGGCTGCTAAAGCCGGAGTTAGTGCTGAAGGTTTGCTAAAAAATATTGATAGTACAGAATTGGCGACACTTCTTGGAGGCAATCAAGCGTTAGATGGTTACAAAAACGCGGACGGCACTTTAAATGGGGAAAGAATCATGTCGTTTATTACATCAAAGATGACTGGTCCTAATGCTGACGCAGGATTTTTGCAAAACCTTATTGATGCGCAACAGTCGGCAGACGGAAGCGTAAACGCACTTCAAACAAACGCCCTGCTGACAACGGGGACTATTGCACCAAACCTCTTAGGGGCAACTGGCACCATGTCTCCCGCAGAAAGGAACGCAAGAGGAATAACTGGAACACCAAATGCTTACACCGTTCCTGCGAATCCAGCATCAAATCAGCAATTCTTGACAACATTGAACATCACTGCGTCAATGTTGGATGGTAAAACCATTGATCAAATTGAGAGGGTTATCACTAAGGCTATTCGTGAACAAAAAGAACGCGGTAGCAGTACGGGCACTCTCACTGGCTCAACGTCCAAAAACTCGTGAGAAACCTAGGTAAAGAACTATGGCTAAAACTTTAACTGTTTGGGTGAGATTAAAAGATCCGACGCCAGAGGCTGATCGTCTCTCTTCTTCAACACCGGGCGCGTTGCCTCTTATTTTGCGTATGAGGTCATCAAACGCGAACATAGAGGAAGATTTTGTTTTTCCGTATAGTCCTAGGGAAATAAATATCGGAAGTTTGTCGGATGAAATGGTTCAAATAGATCGTCCGGGCACCACACCGATTGTTGCTTTCAAATCTCACAAACTTATGACTATTGATTTCACGGCACTTATCGCACATCCCGGTGACGGTCTTATACAGAGTGTTGATTCACAAATTTTTGCTTTACGAAGATTTGCTTCAAGTAGTGACAAAGTTTTTGAGTTGGTTAATTATGATATTTTTACTCGTACCCCTTTTGTTTATAGAAATATGAGTAAAGAAAGGTTGAGTGGTTTGTTTTTCTCTATAACTGAGATGAGCGTTGATGTGACTAGAAGAAATAAAGAGAATTCAATTACTAGCGCGAATGTGAAACTTAGTTTGGTTGAAAACCGAAATCCGAATATCAATATTGCGTTAATTCCACCTTTGTTTTACAAAAAAGAGACAGGGAAGAATACGAGCACTACCAAAAAAGTGGTTGGTGATACGGTCAACAAAGTTTCAGATGTATCACTGACTGTAGGTGGAACAATTATTCTTACTCAAAAAGGGAAAAAGCCGATGTTATGCCCTGACCCTTCAGGGGCAAAGAAAGCAAATGGGGAACCAAAACTTATTTCTATTAAACCGGGTCAACCCAATTATTGTGGCTAACTAATGATTTCTGACAAAACATTAATTATCGTCGGGCATGATCAGGTAGAAGCGGTTCGCCAAATAGCCCAACATGTTACAAGTATCACTGTGAGTTACACAATTGATGGTGCTTCACAGGTGACAGTTGAATTAGTGGACGAAAAACTTGCCATGTGGAACGCTAATTATTTTGCTATTAGCAACATCTGTTTATTTAATGATGGAACAATGACAGAACGGTACATGATTGCTAGCCATGAAATTTCCAAGGGCGAAGGTGAGTATTTCAAAATTACTTTGGAGTTACGCACTGAAGCAATTCAACGAATGAAACTTAACAAAAAACCTCAAGCGTTTAGATCTACCACAGGCTACGAATTTGCGCAGAAGGTTGCAAAAGAGTTTGGTTTAGGTTTCATAGGGCAACCTCCCAAAGGTATCAAAACCACCACCATTAAGGTGAAAACAGATAAAAATCAGGAATCCGTGTTTGACGTTCTTGTTCGTTCAGCAAAAGACCTTCAATACCTTTGTTTCGTAATGTATGCGGTGGAAGGACTGGATGTTTCAAAACCTCCGATACCTACATTATTTTATGGTTCCCCTAACTGGCTTCTTGGTCGTTGGGGTATAGAAAAAACACCTGCTTACACATTCACTACGGCTGATGGGAAAAAAGAAACTCGTTCTTTGTTTTTTATTCCCCTCAAATACCCAAATGACGACAAAATGAATTTTTATCTCACCGATGTACCCGAAATGCGCAGATCAATGGATAGTCCAAAGGAGTCTGAAGGTTCTGCCAACATTTGGGTCGGTGACAAGTACGAGCAGAACATCGGAAGCGCCTACAATATAAGGGCGGGAATGACTGTAGTAGTTTATGGGATCAAAGGATTTGACGAAACAGCGTATTTGATTACATCAGTGCAATACAAGTACGGTGAACCTGAGCCTGTAAATATAAATTTTGCAACTTTAGAAAAAATTGCACCAGACGATAAAAAGAAAATTGACCAAAAAGTTTCAGAAACAACAGTGATTGGATAGGAATAAAATATGTCATTTATAGGAGGAGATGCGATAGATGGGATGTCTCGCGCTGATTCGGCTGCGACCTCCATTGCTGAATTTTCATCAATTCATCTTGGTGTTTTGACTGCCAAAAATGACTCCACAAGAACTGGTTTTGTTAGGATCACAGCCCTCAATAGTGATGCTCAACTGGGTCCATACAAGTTCATGGCTCCGTTCACCTTCCCTGTAGCCACTCCCGTAAAACAGACAATTACGACAACAACGGGAACTATTTCTAGTACGACTGTCGTTACTGGTGTGTCTTTATCCGCAACTACGACAAGTATTTCGGGGGTCTATAACGCAACTTTAACCTTGCCCGATGTGGGGGCTCGCGTTCTTGTTGTATTATTGAATGGTTCCCTTGATGAAGGTGTGATTGTTGGGTCTTTATGAACACGATTAGGTTACCGATACGGTTTAAAAAAGAGTCATTTGAGATGGAAACAATCAAAGACGACTCAGATGAGTATTTTGCGACACTGATTGGTTTTGCCATTCAGATTGAGCCAAATTCTTTACCTATTTCAACTTTTTACGGAACCAAAGATCCAACTTTTGATGCCAAGCAAGCAAGGCAGGTTGGTGTACAAATAGGTAATTTGATACCCGAAGTGAGGATAACGAGCGTTGATGCAACACCAAATAATAACGGCGAATTAAATTTAGCAATCAAATTTGAACGGATCTAAAAACCATGCCATCACCAGATTTTTCAGACTATATTGATTTAACAGTTAACGATAAGTCAATTACTGATGTATATGACGAAGCGGTTGAGTATGCTCAAACCTCATTCCCTGAATTTTCTCCTCGTACTGGCACAATTGAAAATGCGCTCCTTGAATCTGTTGCTTACTCTACGGGAAGTCTGATCGCAACCATAAACCGTTTACCAGATGGTTTGATGGAAGGTTTGTTGAAGTTGATGGGCTTTGACCGAATTGAAGCCACAGCGTCAACGGGAACTGTTCTGATTGAACTTTCAGTGAATACAGGCGCGACGATTGCTTCTGGTACTGTTTTCTCTTTTGATGTTTACGACTCTGAGGGTGCGTTGACTCAATTTCTTTATGAAACAGTTAACGACATAACAATTGCTTCGGGGGCTACAACTGGTTCTGTTTCCGTTACGGCATCTGATCCATCTTTGTATCCCGACATTCCTATTGGATCCAATCTGACGGTTATTTCAAGTACTCCATTTATTCTTTCGGCAACTCTGACTGCCCTTGCAAGCGTTGGTACTGATACCGAAACGGACGAAGAATATTTTAACCGAGCAGTCACCTTTCTTGGTTCTTTGAGCAGTGCAATTACAACCGCATCTCAGTTGACTAACTATATTTTGATCAACTACCCGACCGTTGCAAGGTTTAAGGTTTATGATTTAACTCAAGCAAAAGAAAACGACATCACCAATGCTGTGCTCACTTCCAATGTCGTTACCCTGACGACTAGATATGCGCACGGATTTTCTGTGGGTGATGTTGTAGATGTCGCAGACATGGCGAACAACGTATATAACGGAACATACACGATAACTGTCGTGCCATCAACTACTACATTTAGGTACGCAAGAACCAACGGCAATATTGCTACTGCGGCAACCACTGTTGGGAGTGTGGTTCTTGGCAATGGAATGCTTTTTGCAACAGCAGATGTTGGTGGTGCGGTTACCATTTCTATGTGCGACTCGGCTGGCGCCGCTTTGTCAACCGCCCAAAAATTGATCATTGAAGAAGACATAGAGAGTCGTGTTGTTGCTGGTTTGAATGTTTTTCTTCACGACATGAATACTTTCAATGTTGAAGTAGCGGCAGAAGTTATTGTAGAACCGAACTACTCAACGACCGAGGTTGGAAGCGCTGTTTCTCTAGCGATAGAAAATTATCTTTCTATTGCTGGTTGGGATTTCGCTGAGAGCGTAAATCACCTATATTTGATCACCATTGCTTCTAAAGTTGTAGGCGTGAAATATGTTGATTCCATGGATGTTTCTATTACGGGATCTACAAGTTTTGCAACCGACTCTACAAATGATGTAACAATTCTTGAAAAAGGCGCTATACCAATCGGTAACTGCACAACGATAGCGACTGCATAAAAATGGGAGTAATATTCAATTACCTTGACGAGACTGAAAGAACATTTTTAGAACCCGCAGTTTTTGCTGCGGGAATTGATGATCTGTGGACATCTGACGGAACTCTTTCTCTTGACGCGGTCAATTATCAGGACGCCGAATATGGTTCTCTTAAACTTGTGCCATCAAGTTCAGAAAATTATGTTCGTTTTAATAGTTATCCGACTACGGCAAGCATCCCTTCTCAATATGCCTTGACGCTTCCGATAGATAACCAAGATTACATTGAGTCTTTCATGTGGGTGAAACCATCAAAAAACTGCACCGTCTTTTTTAAAACTATTTTATCTGAAGTTACCTTTGACGAAAACACTTCATCATTTTCTTTTGTAGATCCATTCAATCAGGTTGTTGGTAATGAAGGTTCTTTAGTTGTTGCTCTTGGTGGAACAGACACACCAAAGTGGCAACTAATTAGGTCGGTTCCTGTTGAAATTCCTGATACGGGCAGATGGGCAATTCAACTACAACTGCGTGTTGTTTTTGCAGACACGACAGATGCATATATAAATATTTCCAGACCGACAGCACATGCCTCTTTAAGACTTTTTTCAAACGACTTTTTAACTAGTGTTTTAGAATATTTGCCAGAAGTTTTTCTTGAATCAGATACTGCAAATTATTCAACAAACCAACCCACGTTCCCACTATCTCGTCTTGTTGATGTAATGACTTCTGAAGCAAATAATGTTTTAACAAAGTCTAATTCTTTTGAATATGT